GGTGTTCTCCTCTGCCGATGCGCTGACCGCTCATGCCGGCGGCACGAAGGCGGCCGCTCTCCCGCTTGTGGCCAACATCAACACCATTTCGGTTTGCGCGACGGCGCTGGATAGCGTTCTCGCTCCGCCGGCTGGGGGTGGTGGCGTTGCTGTCATCACGAACAATGGCGCGGCAGGCTGCGCCGTCTATGGAGCAGGCGCCGACACCATCAACGGCGTCGCCACGGCCACCGCCTATTGGCTGGCCCCGGGTCAGACGGTCGTTATGTGGAGCACGGTCGCCGGCAAATGGAACGCCTCGATCGCCTCGGCCGCTGCCACTTATCAGGCGCAGCCGGCCAATCCGACCGCGCCCAACAGCACCGCGGCCTTCACGATGCAGGGCATTGCCGGCGCCATCACCCCGAACAAGTCGGGCAAGGTGGTTTTGATGATCTCGGGCAATCTTATCAGCTCGGTCACCACCGCCGGCGACGGCATTCTGGCGCAGCTCTCGTATGGAACCGGCGCCGCGCCGGGCAGCAATGCGGCGCTCGCCGGAACGCAGGTTGGCAACATTCTCGAATACACCAACCCGGCGACGGTCGTTGCCGCCGATGTGTTCACGCCGTTCTCGATGCAGGTGGTTGTGACCGGGCTTACGCTCGGCACCGCCTATTGGTACGATTTGGCGGCGAAGGCGGTCGCCAACGCCTCGCATATCGGCCTGGCGAACTTGAGCGTCTCGGCCTTCGAGCTCTAAGCCTCCCAGCTCGCCGCCGGCCCTCGCGGGTCGGCGGCAGCTCAGCTTCCCGGAGATACTCCGCATGAAATCCTTCCGCAGCTTCTTCGTGGCCGCCCTCCTCATCCTGGGCGCGACCATCCCGGCGATGGCGCAGCCGGCGAGCATTCCGCTCACCACGGCGTGGCCGCCCGGCCGCTCGATCCTCTATTGCTACAACCCGGCATCGAGCCCGAACTTCACGGCGGGCGCGTGCGGCGCCACCGGCTTGCCGGTTTGGATCACTCCACAGACGAGCAACGATTCCACCGCCCCGACGCAGATAAGCTGCGGCACATCGGCCACACTGGTAGCCAATGGCGACACGGCCGCGATCCATCGCGAGCTCATCAACAATCTGGCGACCGGCGTCGTTTATTGGGGCAAGACCTCGGGCGTCACCACCGGCACCGGCTTCCCGATCCCTCAGGGCAGCTCCTACGATTTCACCGGCTATAGCGGGGCGATCTATTGCATCGCCGGCGCGCCGATCGTCACCGGCTTTGCGAAATGGTAAACATGAAAAAGCTCCTCATCCCGGCACTCGCGCTGCTGGCGCTGGCCCTCCCGGCCAGCTCGGCCGGCCTGAAGCAGGCCATCCCGGTCCCGGTCCCGAACAGCTTCATCGCCAACCCGCAAATCACGATCTCCACCCATGCCGTTGCGCTGGGCGGATCGATCAGCCTTGCGGCCGGCGATGTGTCGGGCTTGGCGCCGATCGCGACGAGCGGGAGCGCCTCCGATCTTTCCACCGGCACCGTGCCCGCCGCGCGCCTGCCCCTGCCGGGCGTCGCCAGCCTTGGCGGCGTCTTCTCCAAGGCGGCCGTCTCGCACAACTTCCTGACCTCGATCCTCACGGCCGATGGCAGCGTCGGCCAGGCGCGCCCCGCTTGCGCCGATCTTTCGGACAGCAGCACCGGCTGCGCCGCCACGCTCGCGGCGATCGCCACCAGCGGCTCGGCGACCGATCTGATCACCGGCACGGTCCCGGCCGCCCGCTTCCCGGCGCTGACCGGCGACGTCACCACATCGGCCGGCTCGATCGCGACCACGCTGGTCAATATCCCGGCCCTGAGCGGCGCCGCCCTGACCAGCCTCAACGCCTCGGCGCTGGCCAGCGGCACGGTCCCGGCCGCCCGTTTGCCGAACCCGGCCGCCACCACGCTGGGCGGCGTCAAGAGCCTCGCGGCCGTCTCCCATCAATTCCTTACCCAAATCGGGACGGACGGCTCGGTCGCTCAGGCCCAGCCCGCCGCGAGCGATGTGAGCGGCTTGGCCGCCTCGGCGACCACGGACACCACCAACGCCTCCAACATCACCAGCGGGCACTTGGCGGCCGCCCAGGGCGGCGCGGCCAGCCTGACCGGCCTGCTCAAGGCAACCGCCGGCACCGTCTCCGCCGCCCTCAGCGGCACGGACTACGCCCCGGCGACCTCCGGCTCGGCCATCCTGAAGGGCAACGGCGCGGGCGGCTTCTCCAACACCACGGCCGGGGTCGATTATGACCCGGCCACTTCCGGCTCCTCGATCCTTTATGGCAACGGGGCGGGCGGGAATTCCAACGTCACCGTGGGCGCCGGGCTGGGCTTCTCCGGCGGCGCGCTGACCGCCAATGTGACCACCGTCGCCGGCCGGACCGGCGCCGTGGTGCTCTCCTCGGCCGATCTGAGCGATGTGGCGACGCTGGCGACGCTTTCGGGCTCCCAGACGCTCACCAACAAGGGCATCAACGCCAGCAACAATTCGATCACCAATCTGACCACGGCCATGTTCGCGGCCAATGTGGTGGACAATGATCCGGCGCTGGCGGCCCAGAGCGCGACGCGCATCCCCACTCAGAGCGCGGTTTATAATTTCGTCACCAACGCCCTCAATGGCATCCAGTGGAAGCAGGCGGTTTTCGTCCGCACCACGGCCAACATCACGCTCTCGGGCGAGCAGACGATCGACGGCCAGCTCACCAGCGCCAGCCGCGTGCTGGCCATGGCGGAAACCGATCAGACCACCAACGGCTGCTATGTCTCGGCGGCCGGCGCCTGGACGCGCTGCGCCGACTCAACCACCGGGGTGCAGATCCTCTCCTCGACCTATTTCATCCAGAACGGCACGCTCTGGAAGAACTCCGCCTGGACGAATACCAACACCAGCGCGATCACGGTCGGCGTCACAAACATCACCTTCGGCCAGATCGCGGGAGTCAACGAATACAGCGCCGGCACCGGCCTCACGCTCTCCGCCAATCAGTTCGCGATCGACAGCACCGTCGCCACGCTGACCGGATCGCAGACGCTGACCAATAAGGCGATTAGCGGCTCCAGCAACACGCTCAGCAATATCGCCAACGCGTCGCTGACCAATTCCAGCGTCACGATCGGCTCGACCACGATCGCGCTGGGCGCCTCCAGCTCGACGCTCGCCGGCGCCCTGACCTTCAGCGGCGCGAACGCCTATGGCACGCCGGCCTCGATCACGCTGACCAATGCGACGGGCCTTCCGATCGGCGGCCTGACAGGGCTCGGCACCGGCGTGGGGACCGCGCTCGCGGTCAATGTCGGCTCGGCCGGCGCCCCGGTGCTGTTCAATGGCGCGGGCGGCACGCCCTCCTCGCTGACCCTGACTAACGCCACCGCCTGCTCGATCAGCTCCTGCGTCTCCAGCCTGGCGGCGGGGATGGCGACCTTCCTCAACAGCGGGGCGGGCGCGGATTTCTACACGGCGGTGGCCTCCGGCAAGACCGGCACCGGCAACCTCGTCTTCGCGACCAACGGCTCGCTGACCACGCCCACCATCAATGCGCCGAATATCACCGGCCATGCCACGATCGAGGGCGTCACCCCGACCGGCGCCAGCGGAACGGGCAACCTGCTCTTCTCCGCCAATCAGACTTTGACGGGCACACTCACCGCCGCGACCGCCAACTTCTCCGGCATCCTGACCGGCACGGCCCAGATGGTGGCGAATGCCTCCAGCTCGATCGCCTCATCCGCCTCGGCCACGCTCGATGATGTGGACGTTACCGGCGCGACCACCACCGTCACCGGCACCACGCACATCACCACGGCGAAGGGCTTCAACAAGTTCTCGATCTATCAGCCGACGATCACCGATGGCTCGGCCGTCACGATCGACAGCGCGGCCTCGCTCTATATCGACAACGCGCCGCTCGCCGCCGGCAGCGTCACAATCACCAACCCCTATGCGCTTTGGGTCGGTGCCGGCGCAACCAAGCTGGGTGGCACCCTTTCGGTCACCGGCCACACCACGTTCGAGGGTGTGACCAGCACGGGAGCGACGGGCACCGGCAATTTCATGTTCTCGGCCAGCCCGACCACTACCGGGACGCTGACGGCGGCGGCGGCGACGTTTAGCGGTCAAGTAGAATTTGACAACAATATCCTGAAAGGCAATGGCGGCTACACCACGATCTTGTGGAACCCGAATGGCGGTAATTCGACGGTCAGTATTGGAGGCGCGCCGGCTTCGCAAACATCTTACAATCTAAAGGTTTACGGCGCGGGTGGTGCAGACGGTTCTTTCTCGTCGGGGGCGGCAACATTCACTGGCACTATCGCAGCGCCGGCGGCAACCTTCAGCGGTTTGGTAACACAGACGATCAACCAAACTGCTGCGACCGAATTTAAAACCATAAATACAAGTTCAGGCGCAAATGCCTACGCTGGTTTCCATGCCAACAATGGCTCAACAGACAGCTATATGGTTCATTGGGGTACGGGCAGCGGCGGCACAGGACTGAATATCGTTGACAGCCTCTCTATCCAAACGACGGGGACGAATGGAATTGGGATTGGCACAAATGTTGCCGCACCGATCAAGCTATATATCAATGGCTTCGAGAAGGTTCACCTTGGCACTGACGGCAGCTTCCTCGTCGGCGGCACGACGAATACTGGCGCGGGGACAATTTATTCATCGGGCGGTGTTTTGATCGGCGCCACGACCTTTCCGACCCCAACAAACAAACTCTACGTTACGGGAGGCCAATACGCCTTTGGTATCTCTGACGGAACGTATGTTTTCTATCAGGGCACCGGCAACAATTTTTGGAAGCTCTACGAGGGCGGTGGCGCCGCCGTTCTTGAGGCTACTCAGACCGGATCAACCTTCAACATCACCGGAACCTACGGGACGATCTCTGACGCTCGGACAAAGATCAGGCGCGCAATGGATCAATCTGAGTATCGCAAATCTATTGCAGCGCTCGACCTTTCGGAGTTCGACCGCTACCAGAACATACAAAAAACCGGACCTTCCGAGCGTCGTTTTGGCGTCTTCGCACAGCAGGCTTATACGTCACTGCCGGCGGCTCTAAGATGGGCCGTTACCCCCCCGCAGGAAAAGAACGACCTATGGCACGCCGCCTCTGAGCCGTTCGCTTTCCTCGCTCTCTGGGGCGTCAAAGACCTCTACTCGCTTAAGGCGGTCGAGGACGGCCGGATCACGGCGCTGGAGGCGACGGTCAAGAAGCAGGGCGCGCAGATCGCCCAGCTCCAGGGCCAGCTCAAGGCGAGCGCCCAGCTCAGCGCCAAGGTCGAGGCCTTGACGGCCATCGTGCTCAAGATGAAGGCTGCGAACGACAATCCTCAGCCGATCCACGCCACCCTCCGCAAAGCCAGCTAACAGGAGCCTTTCCCCATGCCGAAAACAGGCGTTGAAGCTGGCGCACAAATCGGAACGGGCCCGACATTCTGGGCCCGCGTCGCCGGCAGCGTTTATTCCGTCATCAACCTCATGGCGTGGGGGCCGGATGGCTCCGAGGTTGTGGTCGATGATGCGCCAGGCTACCGCCTGCCGGTCTCTTTCAGCCCGGCCACCGCAACGGCTGGCACAGTGGATGGATCAGGCGCTCTCGTTGCCGGGGCAGCGACGCTTCCTGACCAGCCGACCGCCAAGCGCCGCTATGTGCAGAACCTCGATGTGGCCCCTCTGAGGCTGACATTCGACGGCGGCGCGGTGGTGTGGCTGGAGCCGGCCGGGGCTCAGGACTATCCCGGCGGCAAGTGGGACGATGGCGGCTCGCCCGCCTATCTCGGGGCCATCCAGCTTTTCAGCACGATCGCAACTGGCCACTTCGCGGCCGGCTTCTTCGCCTAAATGGCAACCGGCCCGATCTTCTTTTTCTTCTTCCAGAACTCCGCGGGGCTCCTCGTCGCGGTGACGGAAGCCGATATCAACTTCTTTACCGGCGACTCCGTTTGCTTCTTCTTCACCGTCCAGAACGGCGATGATCCGCCCGAGCCCGTCAATCTTTCGACCCTCGGCATCGCCTTCACGATCCAGCGCGATCTTCAAAGCGCCGCCGTCATCACCAAGACGGTCGGCGACGGCATCACGGTGGTTGGCGATGGCAGCTCTGGCCAGTTCAAGCTCATCCTGACCGCGGCTGAGACGGCCGCGCTCATGGCCTTCTACATCTACTCGATCCGGCTCACGACGCTGGACGATCAGGTGGCCACCAGCCAGATCGGCCGCCTTTCGGTGCGCCAGTCGCCGCTCTGGACTTATTCCGGCGATCCGCGCCTGTGCGCCAAGGACAGCGTGCGCTTCCTGATCGGCGACACGGTTTATAAGGATCAGCAGTTCACGGACCCGGAAATCCTGCACGCGATCAATCTTCGCTCCTCCTCCTATGGCGCCGCCGCCGTGCTCTGCCGGAGCCTGGCCGCCAAGTTCGCCCGGGAAGCCGATACCGTCGATCGCGACCTCCGCACCACGCTCAGCGCCCGGTCCCGCGCCTATCGGCAGGCGGCGATCGAGTATGACAATCAGGCGCTCCTCACCGGCGCCGGCGCGATGCCCTATGCCGGCGGGATCAGCCAGTCGGACAAGCTCCTTCAGGAGCTCAATCCCGATCGCGTCACGCCGCAGTTCAATATCGGCATGGACGATAACGAAATCCCGGTGTCGCAATCGGGCAACGAGACGCCGCCGATCTAATGCCGATCCGGGCGGTTCTCATCGGTGCGCGCGAGGCGATGGTCAACCTCATGGGATTGGCGCCGGAAATACAAACCCGGATGCGCGGCTTCATAGCCGACCAAACGCTCGCCCTCCGCGATGGCGTGAAGTCCAACATCCTCTCGATGTTCCGCACCGGCGAAGGGCCGATGTATAACGCCGTCCAGGCTCAAATGCAGGAAGAGACGGCCGGCCGGATCAGCGGCGTCGTTTGGATCGATGGCATCGCCATTCCCTACGCCAGAATTCAGGAGGAGGGGGGCGTTATCCAGCACCCCGGCTCCGACAAGTTTCAGGCTTTCTTCGTCGGCAATGGCGGGGGCTTCTCAGGCGGCATCCAGCAAGGCACGATGGTCTTTACCCGCAAGACCAAGCCGCACCCGATCCCGATCCCGGAGCACCCTTACATGCGCTTTGCGCTCGCCCGCCAGCTCGGCCCGTTCAATAACGGGATGCGCGCGATCGTCGATGACGTAATTCTGGGCTCATCGCTGGGGACTCGATAAAATGACGGCGCCGCGCGAGGCCATTTATCAGGCCCTATTCAAGCTGGTGCTCCCGCTTCAGGGCTTGCCGCAGGGAAAGCTCCTGGCCCCCAAGCCCTTCCGGCTGGTGACGCGGACCATCAAGGAAGTCCAGCGCATCGATCCGGCCGATCAGCCGATCTTGATGATGTACGAGTGGAATGAGGAGACGCTGTTTCAAGGCACCAGCCTCAGCTCGAAGAAGTGGACAACGATCTTCATCATCGGCGCGACCCACCCGCCCGATGTGCCTGGCTCCACCATTCTCAATCCGCTGGCCGATGCCGTCGAGGCGGCGCTCCTGCCGCCAAATCCGCAGGATGATGAGCAGACGCTCGGCGGCCTCGTCACCCGCGTCGTGGTCAAGGGCACAGCCGCCAAGGATCACGGCGACAATTCCACCAAGACAGACCAGCGCCAGTCGGCGTATTATCTTCCCGTCGAAATCATCCTTCCCAACAGCTAGGAGCTGAGCCATGCCGAACGATACCGACACCCAGACCGCCGCCGCCCCGACAACCGCGGCGCAGATCGATGCGTGGTTTCTGGCCAGCTTCTCCAACGGGCCGATCGCCCAGAACACCGAAACCTACAATCAGGCCTTCACGGCGAAGGAGAAGCTCAAGGCTCTCCTGGCCCCGAAGTCCTAAAGGCCGCCCGCAACCCGTTCCAACTTGAAGAGGATTTGAAATCATGACCGCAGTTAATGGCCAGAAGGCCTTCGCCGCCGGGCGCTTCTTCGGCATCAACAACGTGGTGGTGCCGACGCCGACGCGCTTCTCCGTGCCGCAGGATCAATCGATCGACTTCAAGCGCTCGGGCAAGTCGCTCTTCGGCGAAAACCAGCTCGCCGAGGATGTTTGCTCTGGCACGATGGAAATCTCCGGCAAGGTGACGATGGGCACGCTCAATGCCCGCATGTTCGCCGATCTTCTCTTCGGCGTGACGGGCGTGGCTGGCCAGATCAATATCGCCAACAGCGAGCTTCAGGCCATCCCGGGCGCTGGCCCCTATACCGTGGCGGTGACGAATGCCGGCACATGGACCGTCAACCTCGGCGTCCGCAATCTGACCACTGGCTTGATGATGGTCCGCGTCGCCGCGGGCCCCGTCACTGGCCAGTATTCGGTCGCTGCCGGCACCTATACCTTCGCGGCGGCCGATGCCAACACGCCGGTGGCGATCAGCTATCAATACACGGTGGCCACCCCGGGCGAGCTGGTGACGATCACCAATCAGCCGATGGGAAAGATCGGCAACTTCACCGCCGTGATGCAGTTCGTTTGGGGAACGGAACAGTCCGTGCTCACCCTCAACAACAACATCGCGACGGATACCGGCCTGGCCACCAAGCTGGACGATTACACCAAGCCGACCTTTGGCTTCATGTCGGCCGTCGATACCACCGGCCAGCTCGGCACCATGTCCTTCGCCGAAGCGGCATAAAGCCGTGGCCGTCATCACCGGCGCGATGCGCCGGCTCGTCTTTGAAAACGCCATCAATGGTGTCCCGATCGCGGATATCATGGTGGCGTTTTCGCTTTCGGAGCTGGAGGCCCGCGCCGCGATCGCCTTCGTCGGCAAGAAGATCGCGGAATATCGCTTCCGCCGGATGCAGCCGCCGCTCCGCTACGAGACGCCGATCGATATCGCGCTTAACCGCCACGCTCTTCTGGAGGCGCTCACGCGGCTCGGGGATAAGTACCTCGACAGTTCCTTGATAATCCCAAAGGTTGGGGTACAAGGAGTCGCGAGCGTTCCCGAAGCCAAGGAGGCGGCCCGAAAGGTCCGAGCTTTTCAATGAGTGAGCAGCAAGAGGAAGTTTTACCCGTCATTTATGGCGGCCGCGAATGGCAACTCCCCGAGCTGGGCGCCAAGCAGCTCAGGAATGTGCGGGCGAAGATCATCGCCATCACCGATTTTCTCGACGGCACCAACGCCGAGACGAAGGAAGGGCAGACCGCCGGCTATCGCTTCGTCCACATGCCGGACGCAATGTATGGCGATATGCTCGATGTGGTATTCTGGGGCCTGACCCGCGCCGAGCCCGAGCTCACCCGCGAGGCCTTCGACGAGCTGAAGCCCAAGGACTCCCAGCTCTTCGCCGCCTTCCTGATCGTGCGCCGGCAATCCGGCCTCTTCGTGCTGGTGCCGAGGAAGGCGCCAGATGCGCCCAAAGACGGCGACGCGCCCCAGGAGGGCGAAGAGCCGGGGGAAGTGCCCGCGCCCGTCGCTTAGAGCCTGAGTGGGATTGGGACGCGATCATCGCCCGATCCTGCCGATATTTCGGCTGCACGCCGGATTATTGGGAAGACGCTCTGACGATGCGGCGCCTGCGAGCTCAGCGAAAGGTTCTCGCCCAAGACCCGCCGCCCGAGTATTTCCTCGCGATGTATTTCGAGGCGCGCCTTGGCTGGCGTCGCCCAAGCACCGAGCCTGAGCCAGAGCCCCAAATCCCCGAGGCTGCAACACTCCCAGAGTTTGAGGAATAAATGTCATCCGGCGGAACGGTTGAAGTCAGGATTACCGGCACGATCGATCCCAGCCTGGCGGCGAGCACCGCTGCGGCGACGGATGAAATCAATGCGATGAATGTCGCGGCCGAGGCTTGGGGCGCCAAGCTCACGGCCGGCGCCGTCGCCGCCCAGAAAGTCGCGCCGGCAATTCAGGAAGTCGGCGACGCGGCCGAAGTGGCAAGCGGCCACATGGGGAAGAACCGCGCCGTCACCGAGGCGATGGTTATCGCCCACGAAGCGCTCTCCGGCCGCCTCTCCCGCATCCCCGGCTCCTTGATGATCGAAGTGCAGGCGCTGACCGGCGCCTCCTCGGCCATGCTGATCGCTGGCGCGGCCACGCTCGCGCTCGTCGGTGGTATCGGCTACCTGATTTATGAGTCGCTAGAGGCAAAGAAAAACCTCGACAATCTAGCCAGTGGCTTCGAGCTGACTGGCCGGGGCGCGACATTCTCCAAGGAAGAGGTTGCGCTCAATCTTGATTTGATGCGGCAGATGCCCGGGGTGACGAAGGACGCCGCGAACGCCTTCGAGCACTTCATCGCCACCCACGCCGATATCAGCGCGACGCTCGCTGCCGAAACAGAGCAGCTTCTTCCCGCCTTTATCCGCCTTTACGGCAAGGAAGGCCCGGAGGCGGTCGGCAAGCTGAGCGAGAGCCTGACCAATCTCAACATGGAGGGCTTCGAGAAGCTCGACCGGGAGCTGCTCAATCTACAGCCGCAGCAGTTTCAGAACATCCAGAACTTGATCGAGACGGGCCAGCAAGCGAAGGCCGTCTCGGAAATTCTGAAAGACCTCTTCCAGAATACCGGCACCTATGAAAAGTCGCTGGGCGACAAGGTCTATGACGAACTCCAGAACATAAAATCGATCAAAGCTGAGCTCGCCACTGTCGGGATCGGACCATCATCCGGGCAGACACAGCTCGCGCTTCTTAACCAGCTAGAGGCGGCCGAGCAACGCCTAGCGCAGATCCGCAAGGATGAGGCAACGCAGGGCCAGCAGGAGGCGGCCGCTGGTTATAAGGCCCAGCTAGAAGCGGCCGCGAAGATCAACGACAAGCTCACCGAACAGCAGACGCTCCAAAAGGAGTTAATCCAGCAGCAGGCCAATGCTGCCGCGGCCCAGCTATCCGGCCAGGACGCCTCGCCATTCCTTGCCGCCGCCCAGAAGCTCTCCGAAGAGCTCAACAAGATCGACGCGACGGCCAACGCGAAAACCCTCGCCGAGCGCCGCCGCTTGGCGGCCGAGGAGCTCGAAATCGCCGTTCTGGAAATGAACGACGAGGCGCGTACCAGCAAGGAAAAGGGCGAGAAGCTCATCGCCGAGCTCAAGCATGAGGGGGAGCAGGAAGACGCCATCCGCCGGCAGGATTTGGCGAGCACGATCGCGATTTCCAAGATCGGGCTGGAGGCCAAGAAACAAGACCTCGATCGCGAGGTTGCCGCCCATGAAATCACCGCGCAGCAGAAGCTCAAAATCGAGGAGAAGCTCGTCGAGGAAATGGCCGACCTCGACATTCTGGCCGTCAATGCCGATCTGCTCGCCAACGAGACTGATGTGGTGGCGGCCGACAAGGCCGAAAATCAGATCGCGGAAATCAAGGCTCGCGAGCACGCCGAGCTTGCGGCGCTCGGCCGGCAGGAAACAGACGATAACAACAAGGAGCTCAACAAGCGGACGGCCGATTATAAGTCGATGGTCAACACCATCACTTCGGCCGAGCGCCAGCTTGTGCAGGGCATCTTCTCCGGCCGCGGCAACCTCACGCAATCGCTGGCGCAGTTCGCCCAGCGGGAAGTCGAGGACGAGATTGCCTCGGATCTGGAGTATTACACCGCCAAGGTTCTCTACAATCAGCTCGGCCTCAATTCGGATGAAATGACGGCGAAGGGCGGCCTCCTCGTCCATCTGCTCACCGAAGGCCAGAAGACGGGCGCCACCGCTGCCGGCGAGGCCGCGCGCCTGGCCACGAAGGAAGCGGCCCATGCCGCCGGCGCGGCCGCCGATGTGGCGTCGGGAAGCGCCTCGATCCTCAATGATGCCTACAAGGCGGCGGCGGGTGCCTATTCCGCCGTGGTCGGCATCCCGATCGTCGGCCCCATCCTCGCGCCGATCGCCGCCGGCGTGGCCTTCACGGCCGTCTCGGCTTTCGATGTGCTGACTTCCGCCCAGGGCGGCTCCTACAATGTCGGCGGCGGCGGCCTCTATAACCTCCATGAGGAGGAGAGCGTCATGCCGCGCAACATCGCCGATCCCATGCGCGACTTCTTCGAAAGCGGCGGGGGCGGTGGTGGCGGCGGCGGGGATACCTACAACCTGCACGCCCATGTTCATGCGGAGACGCTCGACAGCGCCAGCTTCGCCGGCAAGCTGGAGGATCATGCCGACACGCTGGTTGGGATGCTGGCCGGCAAGATGCGGAACGGCTCCCGGGCGATGAAGGCGATGGCGTCATGAGCACCACCGTTTTCCCGACCCTCAAGGGCCGCGACATTACGATCGACCGGACCTCGATGTTCTCGACCCGCAAGCCGAAGGCGGTCAGCGGCAAGATCGTCTCGATCGCGCAATGGGCGTCGCCGCTGTATCAGTGGACGGTTACTTTCAACTTCCTCCGCACAGGCCTGTTCGGGCCGAGCACCTTCACCGAGCTGGAGCAGCTCCGCGGCTTCTTCGAGAAGCTCAAGGGCGCCTTCGATTCCTTCCTCTTCCAAGACCCGAACGACAATGTCGTAGTCGGCCAGGCGATCGCCAACACCAGCGGGCTGCTGGCCACCACCTATCAGCTCCAGCGCACATCGGGCGGCGCGACGGCGCCGATCCTCGCGCCCAACCTCGGCGCCACTTTCAACCTCTATGTGAACGCCGTCCTGAAGACGCAGGGGGTGGACTATTCGGTGACGGATTGGAGCTCAGGGACGCCGGGCCTCGTCACCTTCCTCGCCGGCCATGTGCCGGCGGCCGCGTTGCCGATCACCGCTGACTTCAGCTACTACTTCCCCTGCTCCTTCGACGATGACACGATGGACTTCGGCCGCTTCGGGCAGAATATCTACAAGCTGGACAAGCAAACCTTCACGAGCCTGAAATGAAGCTTTGGATTTTCAACTGCACGGACAAGGATCGGCAGCTCGTAAGCGCCCGCGTCGCGGCGCCGACTGTCATCGAGGCGCGCCGGCTCATCGGGAAGGCCTTCGGCAAGCCGGGCGGCATCCTGGCCTTCTTCGGCGAGGATTGCTCGATCGAGACGCCGGCCATCCTCTCCAGCATCGCCAAAGACGAGAAGCTCGCCGGATGAAGCCAGTCAGCCCGGAGCTCCTCACCCTCTTCGCCACCCGGCGCTATTTCCAAGTCGATCTTTGGAAGATCGATCTGGCCAACGGCGGCGGGCGGCTGCTCTACACCAATGGCGACGTCGATGTGACCGGCGATGGCGAGCTCTATTCCGCCGGCGGGCAAACGGGGCCATATTTCGATCGGAGCGGGAGCAAGGCGAAGTGCTCTTGGCGCGTCGGCACCGAAGTGGACACGCTGACATTCGATGTGATTCCCGGCGCCGCCATGATCGGCTCGCTGCCTTTCCTCCAAGCCTGCTATGAGGGGATATTCGACGGCGCGAAGGTCCAGCTCCTTCAGGCCAACATGCCGACTTATGGCGATACCCGCGTCGGCCTGATCCGCAAATTCATCGGCCTGATCGCCCAGCCCGATCCGATCGGCCAGTCCTTCGTCACCTTCACCGTCAACAGCAAGAAGCAGCTCCTCAACCAGCAGCTCCCGCGGAATGTCTATGAGTCGGGGTGCTTGAACAATCTGGGCGACACCGCCTGCGGCGTGAACATCAACGCCTTTAAGGAGAATTGCGCGGCCGCCGCCGGCTGCACGCCGAACAAGATCGTGGCGGCCAATGTCGCCGGCAACGCGCCGGCCGGGCTCTACAATCTCGGGATGGTGCTGATCACCAGCGGAGCCTTGAACGGGAATAAGCGCACGGTGCGGACATGCGGCGCCGGCGCGAATGCCAACATCACGCTTTTGAACCCGCTGCCTGGCGCGCTGGGCGTCGGCGACACTTTCACGCTTTATCAGGGCTGCGATAAATCCCTGACCGGCGTCAACGGGTGCCCGAAATTCTACAACGCCACGAATGTCGCGCTGCGCTATCGCGGACAGCCCTTCATCCCTCAGCCGGTGGTGGGCGTATGACCGAGGAGCTGGAGCGCGCGAAGCTGGTCGCCGAGGCGATCGAATGGCAGGGCACGCCCTATCACCCGGAGGCGCGCGTTAAGGGCGCCGGCGCCGATTGCCTGACATTCCTCGTCGGTGCCTTCGAGAACGCTGGGCTGATCCCGCCGATCGCCAAGCTGCCGCACTATTCAAAAGACTGGCACATGAACAAGCCGGAGCCCGGCAAGGAAGCCGAGGCCGAGCTCTACATGAACGCGATCCTGCGATATTGCGACGAGGTTGCCGCCCCGCCGGAGCGCGCCGTCAAGCCCGGCGATCTTGTGCTCTGGCGGATGGGCTGGACATTCTCCCATGGCGCGATCGTGGTCGAATGGCCCCGCGTCCTCCATGCCTATACCGCCCGGCCGGTCAGCTTCGAGGATGCGGACAGAGCCGGCTATCTGAACAGCGTCTTTGAGATAAGGGCGCTCCGCAATCAGCCACGGCCGCGGCGCTTCTTCGCCCTCAAGGGGTGGACATAAGATGGCGTTCTTCGGAGCTGGGACCAGCCTCAAAACCACCGCGCCGCCAACGCTCACGAAGATGCCGATCCAGTCTTCGGTCTATGGCATTTGCATCCCGCTTTATTTCGGCACATCGCGCCAGGCGGGCAATCTGCTTTGGTATGGTGATTTTAAATCCATCACCGTCAACAATCCCAGCAGCGGCGGCGGCAAGGGCGGCATCATCGGCGGCGGCGGCAAGGGCGGCGGCGCTGGATCACAAACGCAGTATCTCGCCAGCTTCGCTTACGGGCTCAGCTCAGGCGGCCCGAGCGGGATCGCGAACATCTACAACACTTGGATTTCCCAGACCCTCCAAGCTGGCTACGCGCCCTTCAGCCTATTCGACGGGCTGATCGGGCAATCGCCCTGGAGCTTCCTCGTCTCCAACCATCCGACCGAGGCGATCGGCTACAGCGGGATCGCCTATCTGGGCGTGCCCGACGCCAATCTCGGCACTTCGGCCAATATCCCGAGCTACAATTTCGAGGGCGGCTGGATATTCGCCGGCAGCGCGCCGGGCACCTATGGCGGCAACGGATGCCAGAATGGCGGCGATGCCGATCCCAGCCTGATCGTCGCCTTCCTGCTCACCGATCCGATCGAGGGCGCTGGCCTTCAGGCCGGCGATGTGGGCGATGTGGCGACCGTCAATGATGCCGTGACAGTGCCGGGCGCGCCCTACAAGGTGACGGTCCCGAACTTCCTTTTCAACATCAATGCCACCAACGCCGCGGGCGCCCTCCTGACATGCGTCGCCGGCGTGCCGGCGGCCGCCACCGAGTATGCCTTCAACGAGACAACGGGCGAATATACCTTCCACAGCTCGCTCTCCGGCACGCACCCACATGTCCGATATGCCTCGATCGTCGCGCTGACCAAATATCAGAACTCATCGCTGGCGCTGGGGCTCTGGATTTCCCCCGCCTATAGCTCGCAGACCAATGCGAGCTCGATGATCGACGAGATTGTCACGAACACCTATGCCGATGTGGTCGAGTCCTCAGGCGTGATCCAGTTCATCCCGCGCAGCGTCAATGCCCTGACCGCGAATGGCTACACTTTCACGCCCGACACCGCGCCCGACTTCGATCTTGGATATGACGATTTTATCGAGACGGGCAACGATCCGGTCCAGATCAGCCGCAAGAACATCCTCGATCAGGTCAACACCTTTCGCCTCGATTGCCTCGATCGCGCCAATCAGTACGCGCCGGCGGAGGCCACCGCCTTCGATATGGCCCATCGCCAGCAATATGGGGAGCGCTCGCCGCAGGGCACCGCTTCGGCGCAGATGTTTTGCGACCTCAATGCGGCCAACACCAGCGCCTTCCTCCAGCTCCAAGACGAGGCGATCAGCAACACCGCCAAATTCTCCGTCGATCCGCGATATGTCCTTTTCGACCCGATGGATTTCGAGACTGTCACCGATCCGAACTTCCCCGGCATCACCCGCATTCCGGTGCGGCTGACCCAGATCGACGAGCGCGATGATGGCGGCTTCGATTGCACCGCCGAGATTTTCGTCGATAGCGCGGGCCTGCCGGCGCAGTTCACGCTCAAGCCAGGCAGCGGCTTCGATCCGGACTTTGATGTGGACCCGGGCGATGTGAATGATCCGATCGTCTTCGCCATTCCGCCGGCGCTGGCCACCAACCAAGGCCTCGAAATGGGCGTGGCGATTTCCGGGAGCAGCCCGGCGATCTTCGGCGGCGCGCAAATCTGGGGCGCCAGCGATTCCGGCGGCCCCTACAAGCTGATCGACTCCGTGAATGGCGCCACCACCATGGGCCTCCTCACGGCCAATTTCCCGGCCGGCGCCGATCCCGATGGCGTCAACACGCTCTCCGTCAATCTCGCCCAGAGCGCGGGCGAGCTGGGGAGCGGGAGCAATACCGACGCGGATCAGGGCAACACCGTCTGCATGGTGGGCGGCGCGGCCGGGCTCGAGTATGTCAGCTATTCGACGGCGACGCTGACCTCGGCGAACCATTACGACCTCACAACCTATTTGCGGCGCGGCCAGCAGGGCTCGGCGATCGTCGGCCATCTGACCGGCGATCCCTTCGTCAAGATCGACGCCCTCCTCGGCCGCATCCCCTTCACGCCCGATCAGGTCGGGCAGACGATGTATTTCAAAATCTTGGCGATCAACAATCGCGGCGGCGGCCTGCAAAGCCTGAGCGATGTTTCGCCCTATACGATCACCCTGGGCGCGCCCCCGAAGCTCCCAGCCGTCTCCGGCTTCGGCGCGACGCAGAGCGGCAACGTGGTCAACCTGACTTGGATTGATCTGCCCTTCAATTCGGTGCGCGGCTACAACATCTATTATGGGCCGCACGGCAATGTCTTCCCGACCGGCTTCACGCTGCTGAGCACGGCCAGCCGCACCACCGCCGCCACCACGGCCGCGGTCGGGCCCGGGAATTGGGATTTCGTCATCGCCGCTCAGGACATTTCCTTCCAGCTCGGCAACCTCGCCACCTTCAACCTGAATATCAGCGGCGGCACGCCCGCCTTCCCTGTCACGCGGAGCTATATGGGCGCGGTTGGGGGAGCAGCTCTCACCGGAACCGACACCATTCCCGCCGGCGCGACTTCCGTGCAGATACTTCTTCAGGGCTCCGGCGCCGCCGGCGCCTGCGGCGATGGCACCACATGGGGCGGCGGCTCTGGCGAAGGCGGCCTCAATGACGTCACCTATCCTCTCACGCCGGCTTTCGATAATGGGGGCAGCTTGAATTGGTCCCTGGGCGCGGCCGGGCCGGGCGCTCTGGGCACCAATACCACCGGGACCAGCGGCGTCGTTTCGACCGTGACGGGCCCGATCCATGCCGGCACGCTCACGCTGACCAGCCATGGCGGCGTTGGCGCCGTGGCGGCCGGCTTTGGCGCCGGCGGGACAGCGACGCAAACCGGCACGGCCGTGCCGACTGGCTCGGTGCAGACTGGCGGCGCAGCCGGCACACCCGGTGGCGTTGGCAGCGTTGGCGCCGGCGGCGGATCAGGGAGCGGCTCGGGCGGCGGCGGCGCCGATGGCGGCGGCGGTTCTGGTAACGTCCCCGGCGACGGCGGCGTGGCCACCGCCACCTTCATCTATAACTAGGAGCGCGACATGCTGGAATTCTCAGGACCGCAATGGTGCCCTCGCTTCCCCGGCAGCGCGGCGATCGAGGATCTGGCCCAGCCCTTCCAGAATAGCGTCCGTTCCTTCATCGCGTCGCTGGAGGGCGCCGGCGCCGCCATCTCGATCGGGGCGACATGGCGGCCGAGCGAGCGGGCCTTCCTCATGCACTGGTGCTGCATGATCGCCAGCGGCGAAGTGCAGCCGGCCGATGTGCCTGTGCTCGCCGGCGTCGATATCGACTGGACCCATGCCGGCGATTACACCGGCGCCAGGCTGGCGGCCACCGCCATGAAGGAGGGGTATGGGATCGCCTATCCTGCCGCGCTCGTAAGCCAGCACACCAAGCGGCAGGCGATCGACATGACGGTTTCATGGAAGGGCTCCATCCGGGTGGCCGATGCGCGCGGGATCGTTCATTCCTGCGCCGCCCAGGCCGATCTTTGGCCGATCGGGGCCAGCTTCGGCGTCATAAAGCTGCCGGCCGACGCGCCGCACTGGTCTGTTGACGGGCATTGACCCGGAGCCATCCCCGGACGTAGCTTGCCGAAGGAATCGAAGGGGATCGATCGATGAGCTCAAGCGGCCAGCCAGTCACCGTCACCGTCAAGTCAGCCTGGGCCTCGAAGGTCAACTGGCTCGCCGGCGCGACCGCCTTCCTCGTCTCGGCAAACGAGCTGCTCAATCAGGTCGCCCCTTTCCTGCCGGCGCCTTATGCACATGACGCGACGATCGCCATCACCATCATCGGCGGCCTGTCGACCATCATCGCCAAGACCTTCTACACCACGACCGTCACGCCCTCGGCAGCGGCCAAGCTCTAAGGAGTCCCCATGCGCCTCAAGACCCTCGTCGCCGGCCTGGCCCTCGCCGCCGCGTTCTCTCTTTCCGGCTGCACATGGTTCAGCAGCGCCGTCTCCGATGTGGTGGTCGCCACCAGCGGCGCATCGCCGACGCAGGCGAAGACGGTCGCCGAAGCCGCCCAGGCCACAACGCTCGCCGAGAAGGCGCTCGATCTCTATGTCAAGAACGGCAACCCCAGCCCGGCGGTGCTCTCCGAGCTGAGCGTGCTGGTGCCGGCCGTCCACAACGCCCTCGTCAAGGCCGAGCAGGCGAACAGCTCCGGCAATAGCGCGCTGACCGCGATCGCGCTGGCCGCCTTCAACGAGGCGCTCGCCGCTTACAACAGCTACGCCACCTTGCAAGGAGTTTCCCATTGAGCGATCCCGCCACCCAGGCCGCCGCCGCGGCCCCCTCCGAGCTCGACCAAGCCGTCTCCGTTCTTTCCGACGCGCTGCCCGTCCTTGAGACGGTGCTTGGCGTCGCCTTCCCCGGCTCCGGCGCCGCGATCGCCATCGGCGTGAAGATCGCCCAGGGCATCGAGGCCGGCATCCCGGAGGCCGAGAAGCTCTACGCTCAGTTCCAGAGCAGCACGCCGCCGACGCAGACCGAGCTCGACGCCTATGCGGTGGGCGAGGAATCGGCCTACGAAACTCTCATGGCCGATATCAAGGCCAAGCAGGCGGCCGCCGCAACCTCTTAAATGCTACCCATGGAGAGACGGTCTTGTCGAAGCGCCATTCGCGCGAACTCATCGACCAGATCGTCCTCCGCCTCGAAGAAAAGATCGAGGCGGTAGACAAGCGCCATTCGCAGCGATTTGAAGACAACGGCAAAGCCGTTGACGCCGCTCTCGCCGCCGCGAAGGAAGCCAATCTCAAAGCTGAGAATGCCTCCAGCGGGATCACCGCCGCCATAAACGACCGCCTTTCGCGGGTGACTTCCAACAGCGATCAGAGAGAAGGGCGCGGCCGCGGGATTAGCGATGGCTGGGGCTGGATCGTTGGGGCCGCCGCGATGATCTTCGCAGCCATTTCCCTCTTCCACAGTTTCATCAAATAAGGATCGATCGCCATGCCGACCGATTTCATCAAAGACGTCGCCGCGGCTCTGAAGCCGCCGGAGGATGGCGCCCCGACGCCGGAGTATCGCTGGCGCACCACAGTGGCCTACTCGATCGTCTGCGGCTATGGCCTGGCGATGCTTCAGGCGGCGGCGATGTGGGGCTTCCTCAACACCTTCGGTTTTATGGGCTTCGCCCAGGCGGCCGATGTAAACGCCCGCTTCAAAACTGCCGAGGCGAGCATTGCTGAAATGAAGACGGCGATGCGCGCTGACACCAACGATCTAAAGGCGACGATCATCGCCGGGCAGATTATCGGGATGCACGCGACGGAGTGTTCCGCTCGGCGCGCCAACAATACCCCTTTGGCTGAAAGTATATCGGCGCAAATCAGCGACCTTCAGGTCAGCTATATGAGGGTGTCGGCCGGGCTTCAGTATCCACTTCAGTCGTGTCCCTAGCACTCCTCCATGCTCGAAACTCAAAAGGCCCCGATCAGCTCGGGGCCTTTTTTCTTTCCGGCGATGTGGTAGAGAACTCCCGCGCGGTATTGCGATCCTTGATTGCGAAGCCGCCGCCCTTCCTGGGCGTTTCCTCCCTTAACTGGCGGCCGGCTTAATCCCCGGCCGCCTTTTTCTTTTCAGCCCAGCTCGACGTCAACCGCCTTGACGCCCTTCTGATCGCTCTCGGTCCGGAAGCTCACCTTCTGGCCTTCGGTGAGAACGACGCCCCGGCCGAGACCGGTCTTGTGCACGAAGATATCCTTCCCGCCGCCATCGGGGGCGATGAAACCGAAGGCCTTCGCCTCGTTGAAAAACTTCACTTTGCCGGTCTGCTGGCCGCTCATGGGATGCCCTTGCTGCTGGCGGCTGGATCAGGGGCGGGCCGAGGCCGCCCGTCTCGGCACCCGCGAATCGATTGGTCGCACGGTCAATCGATCGGGACAAGCCTCAGAGGCGGCCGGCGAATAGCAGCACCAGCAGAACGATCAGGAGAAGGCCCAGGCCGCCGGAGGGGCCGTATCCCCAGCCGGCGGAATGCGGCCAGGAAGGCCAAGCGCCGATCAGGGCGAGAACAAGCAAGACGAGCAGGATCGGGCCGAGCATGGGGAAATCCTTCTTTTCGCGGGAAATCGATCAGAAGGAACGCCCCCCGGCCGGGCCGGTTCCGGTCGATCAGGGACCTGGCTCTAGGGAGGGGCTACAGCGGCCGGCTGGGCCGGGCCCCCTGCACCGTTGCCGGAGCAGGGGGATCGCCGTGGCTGTGAGGCGCTGGCCTCAGAGATTGAACCAAGGCGTGGGCGGAGGGCGCTGATCCCGGCCGAAAGCATGGGGATCGACCGGGGCGGGCTCCTCCGGGGCAAGGAAGCCCGGGCCCATGCGCCGGCTGACTGGCGCCGGGGGTGGAAGCCGGGCCTCCGAGACGGGCGCCGGCGCTGAAGGCCCCAGCTCCCGGATCGCATCGTCCTCGGCCACCCGGGCGAGATAGCCTTTCGTCGCCCACAGCTCCTGAAGGCAGGAGAACAGCTTCGATTTGAGCTTGTTGACCGCCCGCTCCTTCGATTGCAGATCGCCCATCAAATCCTTCTCGCGCTCGGTGATCTTGCCGCGCGCCTCGTCGAGCTCCTTCCCCATATCCCGGATGCGCTGCTGGGCTTGGAGCAGCTCTTCAGTCCGGCGGGTGACTTGTTGATCGCTGGCCTTTGCTTCGCGGCGCCATTCTTCGACTTCTTCTAGCAGCTTGGCGGATGCGGCGGCGCTGAGCCGTGCGGTGGCTTTCTTCGTCATGTCTTCCTCTCGATCGGCCGGTTGCGGTGATCATCGGGCCCGGGCCTGGCGGGATCGACGAAAGCGATGAGGGCCAGCAGCGCATCGTGCAGGGCATCCGCCCGATCGAGCGCGTCGCGGCCAGCGAATAGGAATTCGACCATTCCGAAATTAGACGCCGGCGTGGTGCCGGCTTGATGGCGGCAGCTCAGGCTCCCCGGATCGACGAGCTGGAGGCGCAGCGGGCATATCACCACGGCGGCCTCCCGATCGGCGCGGGCGCGGCCGAGGATGAGCTGGCACATTTCGGCGACGCTGATCTTCTCGCCTTCGGGCTCCAGATCCACCCCCATCGTCTCGGCCAGCTCGGCGAGGAAGGCGGCGACGGCCGCGGTGTGCTCTGCCAGCGACTTCATCATTCGCTCTTCTCCTCATTGCATGTCGGGCACGGAATGCCGCGCTTGAGTTCGGTGACGGTATGGCCTGAAAATACTTCCCATTCGTGCCCGCGTCTGCACCGCAACCGAGCCCAAATGTTCCGGCCGGGCTCGGCGCCGCCGCAGCCATTGCCCGCGTCAATCACATGGCCCAGAACGCCGCGCCGCTTTTTGTAGAAGCGCGGCGCCGTTGGGAAGAGATCGGCCCGTTGCATCAAGGCTTCTCCTCGAATAGATCGCCGAGCGCCCGGCCGACCCGAGCCCGTTCTTCGATGCCGGCGCGGCGGTGCGGCATGTCGTAGCTATTATGGCAGCGCTGACAGAGCGCCTTCAGGTTCGCACGATCGCAATTCTCGGGCTGGTGATCCAGATGGGCGACGGTCAACACAATGCGGACAATCCTCAGCATCACGCACTTGTCCGAGCCGGGGGCATGGCATGGGTGGCTTCCGCCCTCGACCGGCCGATCGGCAGGATGATCCCAGCCGGCAGCGCGGCACCATGTCCCGGAAGGAAGGCGGCCGCCGAGCTCGCCGTTCGGCACGCCGCACCATTCGCACTTGTTGCCGGCGGCATCGCGCACCCGCCGGCTGATTTCCGGCCAGTCCTTTGGGTAGCGCGCTGCGTTCTCAGGCCGGATCGGCATCGAGAATCACCAGCGCCGTATTCACCATCGTGCCGGCGCTCTTGAAGCTGCCCTCCGGGAGCGGCTCCATCGAGCCGTGCGCGGCCGCGAGCTGGCGGAGCTCCTGATATAGCCGGTCCTGCCGGAAGAGGACGCCGGCGCCGGCGATCGACACCAGACGGCCGCCTGGCTTGAGCATCGAATAGGCGTGCAAGATGTGCTTCACATCGGCCGAGCGCGCGAAGGGCGGGTTCATCACCACGCGATCGAAGCGCGCCGGCAGGATCGGCCGCTCGAAGGTGAGGAAATCCGTGGTGGGGATGAAGTGATGCTTCTTGGCCCGGAGCGCCTCGCAATTCTTTTGCTGGAGCTCGACGCACAGGACATTAGCGCCAACATCGCGCGCCGCATCTGCTAGGCGGCCGGTGCCGGCCGAGGGCTCCAGCACTTCCATGCCCTCGCTGATTTGCGCCTCGTACATCACGCGCACCACCAACTCGGGCGGCGTCTCGAAGAAGCCAAAATCCTGCGGCTTCGCGACTTCGCCGTTCAAGAGCACCGCATCGATCGCATCGACCGCCGGCCCGTCGAACAGGTGGGCTTTCGCTTTTCGGTTCCATTTGCCGCCGCAGGCCTCGATCACCTTGGCGACGCGCTCATACATCGGCCGATCGAGCTTCTCTGGCGGCAAGTGCAGCTCGTTCCCATGCGTGCCCGACCGCTCCAGCACCAGCATCACATCTGTTTCAACTCGCATTCTTCTCTCCTCTTGATTTTTCGATCTTCTTCGCGGCCGCCAGCATTTCCCGCTCGCATTGGTCTGTCTGGGTGCAAGCGCCAGGCGGGTAGAATTCCGACGCAGTATAGCGCCCATGCCAGATCACTTGCCGGGCTTTGCCGCACCGCGCGCAAATCTCGCTGTGCTTGACCGGCTTCATTCCGCCGCCTTCATCCCTGCCACCACCGCAGCCCGGGCGGCCATTATCTCCTTGACGGTTTTGCCGCCGCAGCATGGCGTCCGCATGAGATAGGCCTCCGGCGATGGCTGGAGGCTGGGAAGATCGAAGAGCGAGGCGACCCCGACATTGCGGAGAATCCACCGGGCCCGCACCGAAAGCGCCGCGTTATGGGCGACAAGATGCTGGGGGCCATGGATGCGCTTGAGCTCAGCCCTGAGCTCGGCGACACAGCCTGTCACCGCTGCCGGCGTGAGGCCCTTCATCGCGGCGACCTCGGCGAAAGAGAAGCCGCGCTGCTTGAGCTCAAGATATTCGTGCGCCTGTCTTTGTCGATTGGGTGTCATGCTTTCCTCCTCAGATAAACATGGAAGAGCCGATCACCACCGATCCGGCTTTGGGATAGGTGATGAAGCCCATGGTGCGAAGTGAGCCGAGATTGTTTTGGTGGCCGCTGGATTTCGCCGAGACGCCCAGCTCTTCGGCCAGCTCATCCTTCGATCGCTCGCGGCCATCGAGGAGCAGCTCGACGATCGCGCGCATGGGCGGGTTGAGCTTGCCGAGGATGCGCTGCTGGAGGGCGGCGGAATCCAGCACCGCCTCGGGCGGGTTGGCCTTGGCCCGGCCCGCCGGCGTGAGCTCCGCCATGCCGCCGCCTGGGGGATATTCGATCAGGCCGGCGGTGCGGAGGGCGCCGAGGTTGTTTTGATGCCCTGAGCTCTTGTTGGAAACGCCGATCAGGAAGGCCAGCACCACTCTATCGATCGCGTGGCGGCCGATGCTTTCCCACCATGCCAGAGCATCGAGGATCGCCTGCTTTGCCCGGCCGAGCTCGGGATCGATGGCGGCGGGCGGCGGGGCGGCCCGGACCGGGAGCGGCATCCGGTCGGTAGCGGCGCGCGGAGCCGGCGCGGCTGGAGCGGCCGACAAGAGCTTCGCCCGCTCGCTGCCCTTCTCGACGATCAGGCCCTTCCTGAGCTTCTTGAGCACCGCCTCGCCGCCGACACCGGCAAAGCCTGCCTGCTCCTCGGTAAACTCTTGCGCCTGGGCGAGCGCGATCCCTTCGTCCAGCCGGCCGTTGAGCTGATCGCCGATCCCCTTGATGCTCTCGCGCATCCACTTGCCGACCACTCCAGCCAGTCCGGCGCCGACATGGTGGCCGACGAGGAAGCCTTCCTCCCGGCCGATCGCGCGCGCCTCCTGGGCGGCGGCAAAGATCATGCCATGATCGATTTCCTTTAAGCCGCCCTTCGGGATGGACGCCTTCGCCAGTTCGCGCTCCAGCTCGGCGATCCTGATCTTGAGGGACTTGGGATCGTTCGCCTTCGCCTCCTGCTCGACGGTGACGAGCCGGGATTTCAGCGCCTCGATATTGAGCGGCTGGAGCTTGGCGTCGATCTTCTTCTCGCCCCGCTTCGGGGTGCGCGAGCTATCGAAGGTCGAATTCTCCGGGAATTGCGCCGTCTTCAGAATGTGGCGACTGGGTATCCAGATGATGCCTTCGCCGCGCTGGAGCGCCGGGAGCTGGGCGATCATCGCCTTTCCCTCCTGCCGATCGCCCTGGCCCTCGACCCACGCCCAGAGCGCGTCGCGATCCTGCGAGCTGGTCAGCTTCAAGGCGATAAGCCCGTCCACCATGCTCAGCACGTTTTTGTTAATGACCGCCGGCCGCTGGGTAATCACCCAAGGGATGAAGCCCTTCACGCGGCCGCGCCGCACGATCTCCTCCATCAAGTGGCAGAGCATCGCTTCATTCCCCATGGGCTTTTGCGGCGCCCAAAGATCGGCCTCATCCACCACGAAATGATAGGGATCGCCGCGATCGGGATCGGTGTGCTCATAAACGGCGTCGAGGAAGGCCAGCATGAAGCGCTGCCTGGCCGCCTGCGTCTTCATCCCGCCGAGCGAGACGATGCAGCTCTCCGAGCTGGTGGCCACCGCCTCGCCGATCAGGGCGCCCGAATGCTCGTTGATCGGCATGTCGCCGTGCTTGCCGCCCAGCACCGCCACATCGAAGCCGGCCTTCTTGCCATCCGGCGAAAGGCGAAGCCCCCACCACACATCGAGAGCATCGACGATCACCGCCCGATGGCCCAGCTTGAGGAGGCGCTCGACGCGCCCCTTCGCGCCGTAGGTTTTGCCGCTGCCGCTGGTGCCGACGAAGCCCAGCCGATCGTCGAGGGCCTCGTCCGGGATCGCCGTTTTGCTCATGGCCTAATCCAACACGCGGTAGCCGCGGCCGGCCATGCAGCGTTGAACTACGAGCTGGGCTGTCTCGGCCGCCCGCACTCCGCCGGCGGCGCCGGCTTCCGTGCCGCCGATCGCCGCGCCAGTCGCGACCATGCGGCCGCCCCCGATCGCGGCGCCGAGGAGAGCGCCGACAATCGCGCCGGCGATGGCGCTGTTCGCCGCCGCCCTGGCCGGATCATGGGTCGCGCCGTAGCCCTGACAATCCTTCAAGTCGGCTTGGTAGCGGCTCATATCGACGCCCTGAAGATCGATCGCCGGGACGTAGTTCTGAGCGGGAGAGCCGACGCAGCCGGAGAGCAGGAGGCAGGCGGCGAGGATGGAAAAGCGTTTCATGGTGAAGTCCTTTCGGTTGGTGGAAATGATGGAGGGATCAATCAGCGCTTCTTCGCGCCCTTCTTGGCGGCATAGTGGGCGGTGCGCAGCTCAGGCGGCAACCATTCGGTCTTGCCGACATGGGCGATGGCGAATTTCCAGATCACGGCCTTGGTTTTCGTTTTCAGATCGGCCGGGGCCTGGACAAGGGATTCCGCGATCGCCTTCAGCACCACGCCCTTGGGGGCGCGCGGGAAGTAGTCCTTCGGATCGAAGTGCTTGAGCAGCGCCGCCTTCATCACATCGGCCGATATTGAGTCCCGGATGCTGGCCAGCTTCGAGCCCAAATAGGTTGGCATCTGCTGGATGAAGCGATGGCGGTCAATATCCGCAGCGACGATCGCGGTGAAGATGGCCGCCCGGGGGTCTTTCCAGCTCTCGTTCAAGATCGCCGTGCGGGTGGCCTTGATGAGAACGTACTCCAGCCGCTCCTTGAGCGCATTGCTCAGCGCGTTCGGGCTGGCCTTCTTCTTCTCGGCCTTCTGCTCGACGGCGACGCGCTGCTTCGATTTATGGAGGCCCAGATGCTGCTTGAGAACTCCGCCTTTGAGCTCCAGCACCACCATGAGCTTCTTGCGATCGGCGCCCTTTGCTGCCGGCGAGCGGGCCCAACGCTCCCAGCCATATTCGAGGCTGTCTTCCATCACCACGCTGCCCCAGCCCTCGGCCAGCAGCTTGCTCTTCGTGCTGCTGATCTTCGCCTGGACGAGCTTCTCCAGCGCGCCGACATTCTGCACCACTTTGGGCGCGTCGCCCTTTTCGGCGAATAGATCGTCCACTTCCGTCACGCCCGCCTCCTTGGCGGCCGCGGCGCCGACGAATTTCAACATGCCGGCGATATCATCCTGATCGCCGGTGATTGCCTCGCGGATATCATAGCGACGCAGGCACCAGTTTCCGCGCGCCTTCAGCTTCTTGAAGATGGCCTCCTGGCGCTTCGGATCGGGCTCGATGGTGAAGGCGCAGGCGGCCTCGTAATCGAGCTCGTTTTTGCGGAGCGCCGTCCTGATCGTCGGCGAGAGCTTTGCGAGGATGAGGCTGCGCTCGACCAGCTTCTTCGTGGTGCCATATCGCGCCGCGATCTGCTCGGCGGTGAACTTCGGCTGGAGAGAGGCGAAGGCCTCGAAGCGGTCAACCGGATCGAGCGGCACGGCCATGATGTTGGCCGCCAAGCTCTTCGCCTGGGCGTCTTCGATACTGTCGGCCTCGATGACATGCAGCCAATTCTCCGGCACTGGCTTGCCGATCTTTTTCAGCGCGGCCAGGCGGCGGTTGCCGTCTAAGATATAGAAAACGCCTTCACGCTCCCATGAGGCGAGAGGCTGGAGCAGCCCCTCGGCCTTGATGGAAGCGATCAGGGCGTCAACATCATCGCGGCCGGATTGCCGGACATTAAGCGAGCCGCCTTTGAATTCATGGCCGAAGCGGAGCTTGTCGAGGGCGACATTCTGAATTGATTGCATGATGGAATTCCTCTTGAGGATTGGTTGGTGGGTTTACTTCTTGCCGCTCAGCAGCTCTTTCGCCTTGGCGTTGCAGGCCTCGACGTAGGCAGGACGATCAGCCTCGCGGAGCTCTTTGACGGTGAGCTCCTGAAGATCATCGACCGTCCGCGTGAGCTTGGCGTTCTTGAGCAGCGCGTATTGATCGGCCTTCCAGTCCTCGTATTCCTGATCGGCCGCGCTGAGCGCCTTCGTCTCGCCCTTCGGAGCCTCGGCCGCCTTGACCGTCTCCGCCGGCAGCGCATCGAGCGCGGCCTTGAGCGCCTCTTCCCATTTCGGGAGAAGATCGGGCCGCTCTTCGTTGGCGATCACTTCGCGCACCGCCTTGTCCTTCTGGGCCAGCAGAGCGCGATCGGTGACGCCGGCGATCGAGGCGATCCGGGCCGCCAGCCAGTCGGCGCCGCGATCGGGCTTGGCGGCTTCCGCCGTGGCGGCCGAGCCTTCCTCGACCACTTCGCCGGTTTCGGGATCGTGGCCTTCTTCAGCCGCTTCGCCATCCTCGGCCGCCGCCTCAGCGCTGGAGTCGACCACTTCGTTCTCCGGCACGAAATGCGCCGAAGTGTTGAGCGGCTGGTTGGGGCGCGCCTTCTTCATTTGCGAGAGCACTTGATCGATGATCCGGCCTTCCATTTCCTCGGCGATCGGATCGGCGCCGATTTCCTCGGTGAAGGCTTTGCGGAGCGCGCCGGCCTCGGCGCACTTCTCCAGCATTTGCGAGGGCGAGCGCGCCCAGCGGGAATTCGGCACCGGCAGGCCGGCCGTCATGCCGAAGAATTCCTCGAAGTAAACCCGCGGCCCCGGGAAGGCGCAGCGCTGGCCAGCGACAAGGCGATAGACCGTTACCTGAGCCCATTCTGGAAACGTCACATCGGCCTTATAGATTTTGCCGGCGTTCTTTCCCGACTGGACCTTGGCCTCGAAGTGCTTCGTCTTCTGCTCGCCGAAGAGCGTCGCATCGGTGCCGGCATATTGGCCGGTGCGGTGCGCCGTGATGCGATGCTCGGTGATGGCAGGCCAAACAGTCTCGACCTCCTTCTTGAGCTCGCTGTTCCACATCGGCACGATATGGACCGGCTTCTTCATAATATCGAGGTGGCGGGCCTTGCAGTAGGAGAGCGCCAAGATGACCGCTTCCGTGGTCTTGGCCATCGGGAAGATACTATCGGTCAGCGCTCGCCATTGGCTGCGATCGACGCCGAAGGTGCCCTCGATCGCCGGATGATAGGGAAGGCGCGCCGGCGCGATGCGCGCGACGGCTTTCCCGGTGCCGGCGACCGCCAGCGGCTGAGCGGGCTGGGCTTGCTCTGCGGTCTGCGACGGCTTTGCGGTTTGGGTATTCATGCTGAAAATCCTTTCGGGGGTTGGTGGATTAGGAACGGGCGTCTGAGACTTCTTCGTAGGTGACGCCGGGCACATCGCGGTTGCCGGCCCTCATGCGCTTATTGACGGCGACTTGGATCACATCGGGATCGATCAGGCCGATGATGAGCGCGACGTTCTCGTGAACGAGCTGCATATCGACGATCGTCGCCTCCCAATGCCTTGCGAGCGTGTTGACGCTGCCATGCTCGCCGCGAGTGCGGGAAAGATCGCCGTCGCTGGCCTTCTCCAGCTTCTTCTCGATCTTGGCCGCGCCGGCGCCTTCGCGCTCAGCGGTGTCACCGGCATTGTTCGCGGCGGTGGTGGCTGTGCGCAGCTCCTTGGCCTTCTTCTCCGCATCGGCCAGGGCCACGCGCTGAGCCTCACGCGCGCCCCGCAGACGCTCCTTGGCGTCGGCGAGACTGGCGATGGCGTTGGTGACCTCAACAGAGGCGGCACTGAAGGCATCCTCGTCACGATCCCGCCGAGCGATGGCCTTCTTGAGCTTGGCGTTGGCCAGCGCGGTCTCGGCATCGAGGCGCCCTTGCTCAAGCTCGTCCTTGTTTTCGCGGGCCTCGGTGGCGGCGGCCTCAGCGGCGACGCGGGCTTCTTCTGCCACACGCTTGCGCTCCTCGGCCTGGGCGGCTTCGACGCGCGCCTTTTCCTCAGCCTCGCGCTTCTTCAGGGCCTCGGCCTCAAGCCGGCGGCGCTCCTCGTCCTTCTTCTTGTTGAGATAGGTGGTCTGCACTTCGAGAACGCGCTTCTTCGCCTTCTCCAGCTTCTCGGTCATGTTCTTAAAGAAGGAGTCCACCGTCGCGCCGCCCTTCTGGAATGGCTCCTTCTCGATCGAGCGTGCGCCATCCGCCTTCTTGTCCCAGAGGCGGATTTCCTTCACCAAGTCGCCGGCCTTCCCGGATTCGATATCGTTCTCGATGGTGTCGGGCATCGCCTCGGCCGAGGCGGAGAGCTCAGCGAAGCGGGTGGTGATATCGGCATATTGCCGGCCGAGATAGGGCGTAATGTCCTCGGGCGGCGTGACGGTGATGCGGAAATCTTCCGGCACATTGCTGGAATTGTCGCCGAGCACCGCCTTCTTGATGGCGCTATCGACGGTCGGGGGGATTTCGTGTGCTTCGCTCATGGCTTCCTCTTGCTGCGTTTGCCCCATGTGGGCGGTTTAACCGTGAACAAATCCACGGATTTCATCGGCGCGGCTTCAGGCTGATCGGGGCGGAATGTCTTCGCCCATGCCCGGACGCGCATCATGTGGTCATATTCTGCTTTCGTGATGGGGTTCTCCGCCAGCACGCACCATAGCGGCAGGCCGAAAGGGCCCTCCGCGTGACGAGGATCGAAGCGATCGCCGCCGATTTCGCAGGCGATCAGCTCAGGAGCGATCAGCTCCCCATCGGCGACATATTGGATCAGCCAGATCCTCGCCGGAACGAAGACGCCTTCCCGATTGAACCGGCGCTTATAGAACCCGGGCTGCGGCTCGTCTTCATCGAAGGCCCGCGCATCATCGCCCGGCTTCGCGCTGAGCGCGGCGGCATACCACCGATATGCGGCGGCGGCCGGCGTCGGCTGGCGGAGCGTGGGCGACACGCTCAGCCTGGCGAGTGGATGATGATGAAGCCGAAGGCGATGAGAATGGCGGCGACCGCCCAGCTCGTCAGCGTCCACCACATTTCGTCGGGGTTCTTGAAGGGGAGCCGCATTGGCCACCGCCAATTCAGGGGGCGGCGGGTGATCGGGTGTCGCATGGCTTGCCTCTCAAAAGTACCGGGTCGGAGATTCGCCCCTTGACCGGCGCCGAATATGGCCAAGCCCGGGAGAGGTAGCAAGGCGAGCTTTTCAGCTTGAAGGGGCCCGGCGGATGCTGGATAAGGGCGCCATGAACCTGCGCTCCTATCGATTGAAGCTTGGGATTTCCCAAGAAACCGCCGCTTTTCAGGCAAAAATATCGCCGGCCGCCTTCCACACCGCCGAGACGGGGAGTCGATACCCCATGCCCGAAACGATCCTGAAGATCATGGCGTGGTCGAAGAAGCGGGTCCGGGAGGCCGATATCCTTCGGGGCTGGTGCGCCAAGCAGGGCGAAAAATACACCGGCGCCCGGTAGCAATTTCCACCACGCCGGTGTCTCCTCAGCGTTCCGCAACGCAATCAGGAGGCCCGAGTGGCGAAATCCAAAGGATCAAGGAAGAAGCAAGGCGCCCGGCGCGCCAAAGCCCCAACGCAAGACGAGACGGTCGAGACGAAAGTCGGCCCGTCGAAGCAGATGAAGCTCCCCGAGGGGCCGCGCATCGAGCACCATCTTTCCAACGTGCGCGCCTGGGAGAAGAAGCTCAAGGACATGAAGGCCAGCGTCTCGAAAGCCTATGAGGCCGCGGCCGCCGAAATGATTTCCAAGGAGCTGCTCAAGGATTTGATGCACCTCCAAGACGGCGACCCGATTTCGGCCCGGCATTATCTGGAATCCTTCGGCGTCGGCCTCAAGGCGATCGGCGCGCCCTTCCAGCTCAACGTCTTCGACGCCATGTTTGACGATGATATCGCCCAGGCGAGAGCCGAAGCGCGCATCGCCGCCCGGCAGGGCAAAGCCCCGGAATGCCGCTTCGCTGAAGGTTCGGCGGCGGCCGAGGCCTATCTGGACGAATATCGCTTCGTCAACGCCTCGATGGCGCCCGGCGCCGAGAATCTGAGCGCCGAGGAAATCCGCAAAGCCATGGCGCAAAGCCCGGGCGAAGCGGCCGCGGCCAGGCCGGCCGGCACCGCGACGCAGTAATGCTTCTCGCGCTGGATATAAGCCTGACAACCGGCGCAGCGTGGGGCGGGGCCGATGCGCCCCGCCCGCGCACGGCCGTGGTGAAGCTGCCCGAAGGCCAGCTCAACCTCGATCGCGCGCTCGTCGGCCTCCGCGAATGGGTGGCCATGACATGCCGATTTGAAAAGATCGAGCGCGTCCTCATCGAGGCCGCCATGCAAGTGGTCGACTCCGAGCATAGTGCCTACAGCGCGTTCCTCCTGATAAGCCTCCAAGCCGTGGCGCGCGAGGCCGCCTGCCGAGCTGGGGCCTCCGTCGAAACAGTCGAGTGCGGCATCTGGCGCCGCCATTTCCTCGGCACCGCCCGCGTCTCCACCGAAGAGGGGAAGCGCGGGGCGATGAAGCGCTGCGATCAGCTCGGCTACACCTATCAGGACCATAATGCGGCCGAGGCCGGCGGCATCTGGGACTTCGGGATCGCCAAGCATTACCGCCGATCGGGCATCCTGGCCGGGTGATTCCGCTTGCCACGCCTGCCGCGAATCAGCGAACCGTCCACCACCAAGAGGCAGTTTGCGAAAATGCCAATCCTTAACGGTCAGGGCCTACCGGCCCCCACACAGCTTGCGGAAGCCGCCGCAGCCCCCTTGCCGCTCGGGCGGCGAGCCGGATGAGCCAGAACCGTTCCCATGCGGTAATGGCCCAGCGTTCGGAACCGAACGATTCTCTCGACTTCTTTCCCACCCCACCCTGGGCGACGCGCGCTCTCTTCGAGCATGTGATCGGCCCCCGCCATGCTGAGGTCGGCTGGGACCCGGCCTGCGGCGATGGCGCGATGGCGCGGCCCATGGCCGAATATATGCGCTCTGTCCGATCGAGCGATGTGCACGATTACGGCGAGACGCCGATCCATGATTTCCTTCAGCGCTTCACGCCCGATTGGTGTGGGCGCGTCGATTGGATAATCACCAACCCGCCCTTCCGCCTGGCCGAGGAATTCGTCGATCGAGGCCTGGAGCTGGCCGAAGAAGGCGTCGCCATCCTCGTCCGCAGCGTCTTCATCGAGAGCAGCGGCCGGTATGAGCGGCTCTTCCGCCGGCGGCCGCCCAGCGTCATGGCCCAATTCGTCGAGCGCGTCGCGATGGTGAAGGGGCGCCTCGATCGCAAGGCTTCGACGGCGACGAGCTATTGCTGGCTCGTCTGGGAACAGCGCGCCCGCGGCGAGCCCCGGCTGGCCTGGATTCCGCCCTGCCGCGCCGCGCTCGATCGCAAGACGGACTGGCCGTGATGGCTCTCCCTCCCGGCCTGAAGAAAGCGGCGGAAGAGTTTCACGCTCACCGCCGGCGGCCGCGCTCGATCGATCAAATCCTGGGCGATGCGCCGGAGCAGCCCGAGCAGAAGGAAAGCGGCCGCGTGTTTGATCCAGACCTCGGGCGATACAGGCGGCCTAAACATGGCGAATAAGCATGGCCAGGGCCCGCGCTGCCCGATGTGCCCGAAGCAATTTCGGACGCCCGAGGATTTGGCGCGCCACCAGCAGGATCGGGGCCATTTCCCGCACATCATCGAGCGCACGCCCGAAGAGGAATTCCGGGCGCGAATGCAGACCTATCATCAAGAGAAGCTGGCGGCTGAGAAGCGGGAGCGCGGCCAATGAGCGGCGATCCGCGCGACGAGCCGGCCGGGCCCAAGGCCTACGAGCATGTGCCCTATGATATCGACGTCGAGCAGGCCCTCCTCGGCTCCTTCCTTCAGGACGGCAACAGCTATTGGCGGGCGGTCGAGCTGCTCCAGCCGGAGCACTTTTACGATCCCCTCCATGGCCGCATCTACAAGACGATCGGCGAGCTGGCGGCGCAGGACCGCAAGATCACGGCGCTGACCCTTCACGCCGCCATGAAGGCCGATCCCGGCATCATGGAAGTCGGCGGCCAGCCCTACCTCGATGCGCTGCGGAAGGCGGCGCCGGCGCTCCCGAACATACGGGACTTTTGCGACATTCTCCGGGATCTGGCCATCCGGCGATCGATCATCCGCGCGGCCGAAATCGCGATCGAGGAAGCCTACAACCCGCCGCTGGAGACGAAGGCGCAAGAGATCGCCGATCGGGCGGCCGAGCAGCTCTTCGAGGCCAGCCA